AGATGATAGCATATCCGAACTGAACCGGATGAACTGGAAGGTTTCGATCGGAATGGAGTTAAAGGAGGATGAAAATTCACAGTACCAGCAGCATATAGCGGGATATATTGCGGACATGCAGCAGTATATAGAGCAGGAGCAGTACGGGATAACCCTGTCAGTCGGGGTTCTGACGGGGGAGGAACTGGAAGAAAGCAATATCGTGACCCGGCTGAATGAATTTTATTCCAATAAGAGCGCGGAACTGGCAAGGCTGGGAAGGGAACTGAATGAAACCGTGACGGAGGCATTTAAAGACGGCCTGCTTGATTTTGATGAATCACAGGCAATAGCCGACATACAGCGTCAGATGGCGGACGTAAAAGCCTCCCTCGCAGAAGGAAGCTACGAGGCAAGTCTTGACCTTATTGGGTTGAAATATTCCGGAGGGGAACTGGACGCGGACAGCTTTCAGAATCTCATGGCGGAGATCAACAGCCAGCAGGTGGATGCACAACAGAAATATGACGAGGCATACATTGCGTCAAAACAGGCGTCACTCGCCATGCTGAAAGACGGGCGTATCACAAAAGAACAATATGATGCAGATGTAAGCGAACTGGACAGGGGATATTTGAAGCAGGTCGGGGAGATGGACGCAAAGGCAGCGAATTTCGTGATGAATACGCTCATGAAACAGTATGGCGGAACAAGAGTGGAAGATATGGAGGCGATGTACGGGGAAATACTGGCAACAGGAATAGAGCAGATAAATATAAATGGGAATGCGGTCAACGAGTGGGATGCGGGAAATATAGCGAACAGTCTGGGCGGGAAGCTGAAGGGTGCAGACGGTGATGCACTGGCAGAATTATGGAAACTGGCATTGCCGATTTATACGCAGGCGGCAGAGTCCGCGCAGCAGTATGCACAGTCAGGCGGGGATATTCCGGCGGAGCTGGAAGAGGCAGTAAAAAAAGGCGGCGCCATCAGTGTTCTTGCAGGAGACTATGAAAACGTATACCATGCGCTGGGCGTGACGGCAAGCAAGAATGCGGAATACGGGGATATGATAGAGGAACTGCAGGAAAGGGAAACATATATCCCCAAACAGATAGCAGCGTATATAAGCGAAAACACGGTTTCGGTGGATGAAGCAGTGCAGGGGATATGGGACTATACAGTACATCAGCTGAAAGACCAGTTTGGCGTTCCCATTGATTTGGAAATGATGCTAAAACCGAAGATGAAGATGGGGGATTTACAGCCTTTGAAAATACAGTCCGTTCCGTCGGATGCAATAAAGATAGCAACCCACGCAGACGGCGGATTCGTAACCAGCCCGACCATATCATGGCTTGCAGAGGGCGGATATCCGGAATCCGTCATACCCATTGACGGTTCGCAGAATGCGCTGAACCTTTGGCAGAAAACGGGCGAGATGCTCGGTGCGTTTGACAGGAAGAGCAGGTTCCAGGAACTGAAGGAGAATCTGATGGAAAGTTATGTGTCAGGCGGCAGCATATCGAATTCGGTGGACAATTCGGAGGAAAACAGGAACTTCGTATTCAGTCCCACCATACAGATTAATGGGGGAAATACCGGACGGGGGGAACTGGATGAAGCGCTGCACATGGCAATGGAGGAATTTGAATCCATGATGAAGAAATATATAAGGAATAAAGAACGCTTTAGCTTTTCGTAAAAGGAGGAAATCATGTACATAACCAAACAGGGGCAGGCATGGGACCAGATAGCAAAGGAAGTATATGGAAAAGAGACACATGCGGATTATCTCATGCAGAGCAATCCGCAGTATTTAGGGATTTTTGTTTTTTCCGCAGGTACGGAGCTGAATACGCCGAAGCTTCCGGAATCAAGAAAAGACCTCCCGCCATGGAGGTAAGGTATGGCGGAGGCAAGAAGGGCAGAAGTGGAAATCACCTATGAGGGGAAAAACATAACAACCCCGGTCAATGAATACCTTGAAAGTTATACCTATGAAGATATTGCTTCGGGGGAGAGCGACCGGATAAAGATAAGCCTCCATGATATCGGGAAACAGTGGATGGATGAGTGGATGCCTTCCAAGGGAGACAGGGTAAGCAGTACGCTTGTCCTCCGTAATTGGGATGCAGACGGGACGGAGGAGCGGCTTTACTGCGGTGAGTTCGAAGTGGATGACATGTCATTCAGCGGCCGGCCGTTAAAATGCGAAATAGGCGCGGTATCCATCCCGAGGGACGAACCGTTCAATGCGCAGCTGCGGACGAAGACATGGGAAGGCATTACGGTCCGGCAGATTGCGCAGGAGATAGCAGGGCGTGCAGGTGTGGAACTTTATTATGAAGCGGAGGATATACCCGTGGAAATCATCGAGCAGAACGAGGAAACCGACTGCAAATTTCTGTATTCGGTATGCGGGGATTACGGACTTGCCATGAAGGTATATGCCAATAAGATCATAATATTCGATGAGGAGACTTATGAGGGCAGGGCAAGCGTAAGAAGCATTGACGAAAAAGACATGTCGGGCTGGAGTTATAATTCAACGATGGCCGGTACTTATACGGGTGCGGCAATCCGGTTTACGGATCCGAATGATGAAGAGGAGTATTCCGTGATGATAGGAGGCGGGAGCCGCATTCTGGAAATCAATGAAAATACGGACAGCGTCGAGGACGCGGAGCGGAAGGGGATTGCAAGGCTGAACGAAGAAAATAAAAAAGCGGTTACGATGGAAATAACCATGAAAACGGATATGAAGGTTTTGGCGGGAACCTGCATTGACGTGACAGGGCTGGGAGGAAAGATAAGCGGAAAGTATTACGTGGATAAGGCGTCCACAAAGAAAAGCGGAAGCGGCGCCTGTCAGACAAAGCTGGAACTGCACAGGGTTGTGCCGCGCATAAAGAGCGCGTCCATAAATACGGTAGAACAGGCGGCGGCAGACGGGGCCGCAGCAGGCACACAGTATACCGTGGTACAGGGGGACACCCTTTGGAGGATTGCGGGACAGTTTTACGGAAGCGGGATGAAATATGAGGACATTTACAATGCGAACATGAAAATCATAGAAAGCGTGGCGAAGGAAAGGGGGAAAAAGGATTCCAGTCATGGGCACTGGATATTCCCCGGCACCACGCTGACGATTCCACCAGGGGAGGCGGGAAATTGAGGAAGACAGGAACAGGATTAAGGATTGGGAAAGTATCAAGCATTGACTACAAAACCGGCATGATACAGGTTGTATATACGGACAAGGCGGATGCAGTAACGGCCAGGCTGCCATACGCCAATTTCAACAACGAATATTGTATGCCGAAAATCGGGGAACGGGTGCTGGTCGGACATATGTCTAACGGAAGCAGCAGGGGCGTGGTGATCGGAACCATATGGAACAAAAAGAACATTCCGCCGGAACACGGGAAGGGGCTGTACAGGAAAGAACTTTCAAAAAAACAGGGAGCCGCATATGTGCGTTTCGACGAAAACAGTGGTGAATATCTCGTCAGGGTGCCGGTGGTCCTTCTTCACGGAATCGACCGGACGGACCTGGAGGGACCGGAAGTGAACATAGCGGCGAATGTAAAGACGGGTTTTGAAAGTCCGGAGCATAAAGCCGTTGTCCGCAGTGTGCATGTGAAAGGGCTGGAGGGGGAAGACATCACCGCCGGGATTGCCAATAACGTGAAAATTGTAATGGACTCCGGGCAGCTGGAGGCGCTGGTAAAAGGAATCGTACTGGAGACAGTGGAGGCATTGGAGGTAAAAGCCGGTGATGGAATAAAACTATCGGCAGGGAGTGATGTGGAGCTGGAAGACGGGAAGTTCGCAACGACCCTTTCCGCCATACTGGAACGGCTGGAAGCGCTGGACGGTGACAGGAGTGCAAGGAAGTAGGGGATGGAATCATGGTAGGGAAATATGGAAGCATTATATTTGAAACAAATGATAAGAGGATACTTGCTTTCCGGGATTTTACGCAGAACGTGAGCGGAAGGTGGGGAAACCACTCCATAATAGGGAAACGGGAAAAGATGGAGTTTAACGGTCCGGGGAAGAGGAAAATAACATTTAAGATGACCTTTCATGCGCTGTACGGAGTCCGCCCGCGTGAAATGCTGGAAAAG